TATCAGTTGTACCGTTCATTAATAATAATCTTCTTTGAGGTAATGGGTTTCTATATAAGTCGTATCCGTCGTTAGGATATGCATCACCTGTCTGTTCTTCGTTTGAAGGATAATAGAATAGGTTATTACGATACTGATCTGTATTTGATTGTGAGATCATACATGTAATTACATCAACTCCCGTATCGACAATTTCGACCGCGGCTCTTAGAGCAAGCGCACCACCATTTGATATTCCTATAATACGAATCTTCTCTTCATCAATATTATTATATAGTTTGAGATTCGTAAGTAATTCTTTTAACATTTCAATATCAGGACCCTTGCTAGTTTCCATTGAAATGTTCCACGATTGCTCATATCCTTCTACACCAATCAATATATGTCCAGGTAATACAGTCGAGTATTCAGTAACCAGGTCTGCTCCAGAACCGCCTTCCCCGTGTAATAGAATCGCAACTGGGTAAGGGGCCGAACCTGACGATGGCATTCCAATAGTAACATCGTAATCATGGAATCCTTGACTCCAATTTTTGGTCACAGTTAAGTCAGAACCTTTATCAGAAGATAATACTAATCCACCTGCACCGCCAGGAGAATGAGAAGCAGCAACATATGTACTATCCGCGGTATAGTTAGTTACCGAAGCTCTTAGTTCTGTAATGTCAGCTTGGTCAAACGGTGTGCCTCGGCCATCATCATTAAACAATCTTAAGAATCGCGGTTTAATTGTTCCACCTACGTAGGCCTTGTATGAGAAGTCACCAAATAATTTTGTACCTGCCAAGTGAACATTTTCTTTGAGTATTTGTTCGTATTCACCTATAGGCAAAGTTGATTTAATTTGATATGAATATTCCTGATAGAAGTCGCTATCTTGTACTCTATTACCTGAATCATAATACTCTTGGTCATAGGTATATGTAATTTGATCTACTTTCCAAACAACGTCTTCCTGTGATGCATACCAAGGTTGCGACTGTAAACTAGGAACTACAATATTATTCCATCTCGTCGTGACACTATCACTAGCCGTATTTTGTCGTAGTAATTCAAATTGAATTCCTGAAGTACCGCTGAATGGAAATCCTTGCTTTGTCATATCAAACATTGCGAAACCATCTGAAGCAATACTTGTAAACCACGCTTCATATGCAGGCATTGGAAGACCTGGATAACCATTCGTCAGCGGATCTATATTAAGGAATAGTTGTGTTGATAGTATACCCATATCCTGAGGCTTAATTGACGTTGATGATACTGGCGCGCTTAGTTCTTTATATCCACTTATATGAGAATTTTGTCCGGCCCAGTACCCACCTGTAACACCTTGAGTTTCAGCCGATATAAATCCTGATGCAATTCTTAACCCATCAGCATCTCTTAATTCACCTTTACCTTTTGCGTATTGTGCTGTAGTTGAATCACTTGGTAGATAAAAATCTGTACCATAACTAACATAGCCAAATCCTGAAGAAAGAATATTAACTGTTTTAACTTTGCCGATCGCAAACTCTGTTGTTGAGTTAATAATAGCGTTATCACCAAACCTTTGTGGATCACTGTAATCACTTTCAATTCCTTTAACGGCAAAGGCGCCACCTGGGTATCCTACTAATGCAATATCTTCGAGTGTATTTAAACCACTATAATTAAATGGTGTTACTACAATGTAGCCCCGCTGCGGGTTAGTCTCTTTAACAAGGCCATTAACACCTGAAGTTTTACCAACAATCCTATCGCCAACAGAGAAGCTACCTGCGTCTCCTGCATCGTTAAAAGAAACAATTTGATTCTTGCGGTCAAGATTTTTAATTGCGCTATCTTGGGCAATTGCAAATACGTCATTAGTGTAGTTACTTCCTGGGTTAATATTGTCGAATCCAATTATGCGGCCTATTGTAAAATCTTGAATATCAAACGCATCTGATAATACAGTAGTAAGTACTACTGGTGACGCAGTACCAGACATTGGTGTGATCGCGCCGTAATCAGCCGCATCAAGTGTAACGTCTACATAAGGACTTATAACATCTGTAATAACCGAAGCAACTGATGTATCTGATAATCCTGAAACTATTACATCAGTATCATCTGCCGTGTCCGGAAAAAGATCTCCAGGCGACGATGAGTTTGGCGATGTAATTGCGTTTGTAAGTAAAGCTAAATTAATTGTAATCTGAGGCTGAGGTGTAGACACACCACCAACGACAATTGGCGGCCTAACTGTTGATACAAAAGAAGTATCGGTAAACTGCTGTCCCGAGTTCATACGAACGCCGACGGCATATTCAGTTTGTCCTATGACAATACCTTCACGATTATCCTGATCTCTTAATAATTCACCAACAATAAATTCTTGATTATAACCGTCTTCACCGTTATCCAAAATCATAGTTTGATTAGAAACAAGTAACCTTGTATTCGCAATCGTGTAACCATAACCACCATCAGCTAATTCGTAATCAATCTGACCCGAAATTTCGTCTGTGGTTTCAGTGACAATTGCCTTTCCTGAAGTTCCGTCTTTTTGATGAACTTCCAATACTTCACCAACAACCCGTCCTGCCAAATTCGTTCTATCGTTAATGTCAACTTCAAATTGAGTTAGAGAACCGTTTGTTTTACCAAACGTAACAACTTCTCCAGCTATATTACAAAGAATATCTTCATACTTTTGAAATGTACCTTGAATCCCGTCAAGATATATAACCGCTGTTTTAATTCCATTAAGGATAAAGAAGTTAATAGATCTTACTGAAGCTTTTGCCTTTGATACCGAGCCTTCAATATTACGAGATAATAAATCTTTGTACTTATATTTTTTACCAACCTTTGAAATAAACAAATCGGAAACTGGAAACATTTGTAAGTAAACACCCTGTCTCCATTCAGAATCAGATATCTTTTGCATTTTTTCAGCTGGATAAACGATTTCAATTTCGTGTTCACCATAAAAGATAGCAAAGAATAATTCGATACCACGTTTAGTACCTTTTGCTCGATAAAGATCAAGAATGTTTTTAACGATAAACCTAATGATATCGCCTTTAAGGGGAAGATCGGCAAGAAACTTTTTCTTAAAGAATATAATCATACTCTCTAGTGTTGAATCTATATCTTTAGTTTCAAAAAATCTTCTTTGTTGATAGATATGCTGATTCTCTTGAGTCTCAGAGAACTTATAATAATCTTCTACTAATTGAACAAGCTCAGGTCCATCTTCCCTGTATATAGCCGGGAATTGACGCTTAACAAAAAGCGAGATATTTTTTTCTAGTGGCCCTGTTGGCATTATACTTCTCTCTTAGTTAGTGGCAGATTATGCAACTGATGATTTGAACTCATCTAGATACATTACAACTTTAACATCAACATCTCTTAATATAAACACCCGCCCTTGTGGAGATTTAATATCATTATCTATTGTCTTCGCTGTTACTTTGATTGCATTACCAGTATACGCTTCTACTTGGAAGTTTGTTAATTTAATTTCACCTTTAACATAATCAATCGTACCTGCGGTCGGATTAATAATTTGTGGATTCGTTACTTCATCAGTAATAATCATAATGTTGCCTGCGCCATCATCTTGGAAGAATACACAAGATCCATCAATATCAAATGGAGATGATTTAACAGCAGGCTTGAAATTTGTAAATCCATTCGCTGCTTTATAAGAATAAGGTTTAACAAGTTCTGTTTCAAATCTAAAGGTTGGATTTGTGTTAAAATTAACTGGCGGCGAATATTCAATAATAGGCTGAACTACTATTTCATTACTTAAAATACCTAGATCTAATGAATCAATCGCAGCTGATAATTTGGACGATCTTAATGTCGTATTAAATCCTTCAAGATTATCTGTTGAGTATGTTTGAATTGCAGTACGAACTAATGCCTCAAGTTCTGCCGCTGTCTTTTCCGTAGTCTTTTTACTGTAAGTTACATGACATTCCATATTAGCATATAGGAATTGGGTTTGTAAGAAGATAGGTTCAATACCTAATGGAGCTCTTTCTTTTAAATACGTTAAATAAGAATTAGACAAAGTAGAAGATATGATTTGTGTATCGTCATTTAAATATACAGTAACAGCAACACGACCATATTGAGGTGGATCTAGTTGTTCACCACCATAAGCAGAGACCGCCGTAATCTCAGGGAATGCTTGTTGTAATAGTACTTCGTAATCTTTTGTTGTTACTGCTCTTTCCTGAACCTGTAATGCTTTAGGAGCAAAGTATCGAATAGATTCCATTGATTCGCGTTCTTGTCCGCCGGCAGCAGCAGAAACAACAGTTGTTACTGAAACGATTCCTGATTCACCGACAGTGCCTGTTCCAAAATTATCCGCGCCGTTAGCTTCTATACCTGAACAGATTCTATATCGTACTCTTACATCTTCAAATTCTTCAGGTTGTAATCCAAATTGATTCTTACCGAAGTAAATAGAATACTTATCATCAAGATCTGGCTCAAGATAGAATACTCTATCTGTTGCGTTAACGCCGTAAATTGTATTGGCTCTTGTAAATACATTTGCGTTGTCAGTTGCTTCTGCATCAACAAAGACAACAATACTAGACGTGTCTACTTCATTGTTTGTAAGGATTACTCTAAGTACTCCGTCCGCGTCAACAATAAATCCTTCTCTTTGGAAACTTGCTAACATTTCACCTTCGAAAAATTCTACATTTTGTACTTCGTATATTCCAGGAGCTGTTCTTCGAGCTGTATAAGCTTCATTAGTAACAAAGTTATAAGATTCACCTTGATAGTTAGCGGCCAAAGAAAAGTATTGAGGAATAGTAACCGTTGAGGCTGTATTCGTCGTGTCGGTAATCCTTAAGTTAACAATTGCTTTGGCAGATTTGCGTGATCTTGGAATATAGTTTAATTCTTTAGCATGTGAAACGATAGAGTTCTTAAGCACGGCAGAGTCAAGAAACATTTCATTAAGGGCCATGTTCGTATAAAAGTTATTATTATAACTATTAAATGCAAGTACATCAAGCAACGCAGACATGTTTGAGCCTTCAAAGTTATAATCCTTGAATTGCGTTTGCGTTTGAAGATATACTTTAAACTGATCCTTGATTCTATCGAAATCTAATTCGGTAATTGGTGTTTTTGGATTTGCCATCTCTATCTATTCCTTTTTAATATAACATCTAGCTGAATTGGTTGTTGTTCATTACGAACATAAAAGAGTATCTTAACAGTCACATGACCATTGTCCATATCTCCTTGAACGTAAACATCAATTAAGCCTGCTCTTGGTTCGTATGTTTGAATTGTAGATGTTACTCTGTCTTTAATTAATTTGATTGTACCTGGTGTGAGATTCTCAAAAAGCATATCACGTATGCTACCACCCAAGTATGGCTGCATAGGTCTTTCACCACGATCAGTTAAGATAAGATTTTTAATTGCATCTTTAACTGCGGCTTCATCTTTTTGTAAAGCAATATCTTTTGATATTGGACTTATTCGAAGATCCTTGTGGAAGTCCGAATAAAGATTTATCTTCTTTGCTTTTGGTGATAAGTAATCTGCAATTGCCATTTATAATATTTCTCGTAAGTCTAGATGAATAAATTTATCATATTCTTTGACGTATTTAAATCCGTTGTCGAACGCATCTTTCAAAAACTTTGGAACATCTTTGATACCTGCCTTTTCAATATCAATAACCATTCCGCTTTGATGGGAATTATCTTCAGCCCATCCCATTTTTTTATTGTAAGCTTTACTTACCCAGCCGTTTGTTATAATTAGTTTTGATCCTGTTAGTTTTTGTAATCTTTGAAGATATACTTTAACATCAAGATCAACTCTTGTATAACCGTAGATACCAACTCCTTCCTTTTCGTCAAAACTATCTCCTTTCACGCCGAAGGTAGTATCTTCACCTTTGAATACGTTTCCGCATCTTGGCAGACCTTTATAGTCTGCTGCAGTAATAGGAACTATATTTTCAGGCGGTTCACCAGTATTGGTAATTGTGTTTCCGCCCTTCTCAGTCCATCTGCCCTCCAATCTATTTATTACCGCTTGTCTAGTTGATGGAGAATACCGTATGGCTCCATTTCGTACAGCGGTAGATTCATTTATTCTTGAAATTGTTTTAAGGCGAGAAACAACTGTTGAATACCTATTACTGTAATCATTAAGAGGTTTATTAATGTCTTTAATAAGTGCTTCAATGTTTGCGGCAAATGCACAGATACGAGCAATTAAAAATTGAATATTCTCAAGGGTAGGACTTTCAAATAAACTTAATGCGTAATCAATTAGGCCGCCAACCTTGTCTTTAATACCTTTTTTGTTTGCGTCTGTAAATAATGCACACATCTGTTCTCTTGTTGTCATAATAGCCTTTATAACATTCTTATCTACAAAAGTTTCAAAGTCTGCAATAATACCGGCAGGATCGAAGTTATCAATCATATCTTGTACTTCTTGAAAGATTGCGTCTATTACGGATTGAATCTTTTTCTTTATTTCTTTAATTAGTTTATCAATTATTTCTTGCGTAGTAAGATCTTTAATACCATCATAGCCTCTCGATATCTTATCTGCTATTTCATACGCTTTAGTAATTAATGCATCAATTTCCCCAATTAAATCAAAGAACGCATCTATTGAAGCAAAGATAGAATCAAACCTATCGCAGAATCCACCAAGCAAACTTGTACTGAAATCGTTTTTATAATATGAATCTAGATTTCTTGCCAACCTTTGATTATCATTCTCATTTAGAAAGCCAGTTGCGGTGTAATTATATTTACCGAGAAAGTCTGCTAATTCTAATTGAGATATATTTCCTTGTTCCCATCTACTACTTAAATCAGGATAAGAACTCAAATCTCCAATTTGCTGACGAAGCAATCCATTTAAATATGTTCCTGATCTAATCAGATCTGTTCCGTATGCTTGCATGGCTTTTGTAAGCGGATTTGTTTCTGCGTCATCTAAAATACTTTGCGCAACTTCGGCGGCAACCGCATCAATTTGGGCTAGAGTATATCGGCCTTGTTGGTCAGTAACAGCTTCAGGGGAAAGCGATAATTTATTATTCGCAATCTGATCGTTAGGATCTAAACACTGTTCCATTATAATATCCCTCCAATTATATCATTAACTGCAGAATCATCGAGCGGGGATAGAACTCCGTTTGCATAACCCATTGAGAAATACCCTGTTGGGAAAATAGACATTGACTTACTTGGTGGTTCTGGCAATTTAACTTGAGTCATACCCCATGCCCCTGATCCTAACGGCTCTAAGCTTGTTATTAATGATAACGGGCTTGATAATACCTTAGCAACAAATTCTGGGCTGTTACCTGTAGGATATGCAATACCTGAAGTAGTTCCTGGAACTGGTATAGGTAATAGTTTACTTTGAGCGGGAAGCGTTAATAGCGGTAATGTTGGTATAGCAACTGTTGGTGGTGTAGGTAATGCAATAAGACGAGTAAGATTTGCAGTAACAGGTCCTGAAGGTAAAGGAGCGGCAAGTATAGTTGTATTCACGGCTGAGGCATTAATAGTAGTAGCATCCAAGAGAGTAATTGCAGCACCTGTTGCATTCAGTCCAGTGAACGTGCCTACTCCACCATTTATAACACCTGCATTCCATATTCCAC